AAAGAAGGCCATGGAGAGATTGGGGAGGTATGATTGATGTTCAGGATCCGGAAGTCAATTCACCTTCATCCGATATACAAGGCAAAGAAGAAAAGTAAAGCAGCGCAAGAGGTCCTCGATAAGTTAAATACATTCCTGGATGCAACGGAGCCCGAACCGGTGTTTTTCCTCACCAGGCTATGGAAGGACCAGCAGCAGGCAATAACATACAAGGAACTCCGGGAGGCAATCCTCAACGGATATATCGATGAGAAGACCGTCCAGGCCTGGCAGAACGACTATGCAAACTTTGTAAACGAGCACCTGAAACCTTTATGGATAGAGGCCATGCAGGCAGCGAACGCAGACTTGATGGCAGCACATCCGGATTATTTCTTCGATCCAATGAGCCAGGGCGTCCTCAAATGGACCAACGAACACGGAGCCCAATGGGTAACGGTAATAGCGGAGGAACAGAAGGAAGCAATATCGGCCATGCTGGAGCATGCATACAGCGGAGCATTTACCGTTGACGAGCTGGCCAGAACGATCCGGGCAACAATAGGCCTGAATAAGGTCCAGGCCAAGGCCAACCTGAATTATTATCAGCATGTGAAGAACACCCTCCTGGAAAACAACCCAGGCATGAAAGAGTCAACGGCCCAGAAAAAAGCCCAGGAAGCAGCAGCGAAATATGCGGCCAAGCAGCACAGGCAAAGAGCTTACACCATAGCCACAACTGAAATGGCATTCGCTTATAACAAGGGAGCTGACGAGGGCATGAAGCAGGCCCAGGAGCAGAACCTCATAGGCAAGGTGGTGAAGGTTTGGAGCACGGCCGCAGATGAAGGTGTATGCTCTATATGCGGAGCTTTGGACGGCGTCGAAGTGGAAATGGGCGCTGATTTTGATTTCAAAGGTAACGAGCTATACAGCGGCCAGAAGGAAACCCCGCCGGCACATCCACGCTGCAGATGCGCGCTGCTTTATGTGGAAAAAGAACCACCGAAATACCAGACGGTACCGGACGAGGACATGATCCAGAGCTGGAGCCCCGAAGACCAGATACCGGCGCCGGAACCCACGGAATCAGCAAAGCCAATGATACCACTGTCAGAGGAAATGCCGCCAGGCATGAAATACAATGGCAAGGCAAACCTCGGGGGAACCGGTGAGATGCATTCATACATCGACGAGAATGGCCAGGAATGGTTATTCAAGCCAGCACAAAGCAAATCCGGAAAGCCGGAAGCCTTCAGAGCATATGTCCAGGAAGCCGGATACAAGGTCCAGGCGATAATAGATCCGGACACAGCGGTACCGGTAGGGACAGGAGAGCTGGGCGGCAAGTTTGGAGCTTTCCAGAAGAGGATAAACACCATAGGCGATAAGATAGACCTGAAGCACTGGCAATACACCAGCGACCAGCTGCCACCAGGAACGGCCGCACAGCTGCAGAGAGAACATGTAACAGACTGGCTGCTGGCCAACTTTGACAGCCACGGCGGCAACTTCATAATGGACGACGCCGGCAGGCTCATAGGAACAGACAAAGAGCAGGCATTCAGGTACATCAAGGAGATAGGCGCCCAGCAGATGAGCTACACATATCACCCCAATGCAACCTACGGTGAGACAGAGCCAATTTATAATACTTTATTCCGGAGATTTGCAAAGGGAGAGATTGACCTGGATCTGCAGGACACCTTGACATACATCAAGAGAGTGGAGGCGATCCCGGACGATCAGTACCGTGAGATATTCAGGAGCTATGCAGAGACCCTTCACGGGAAAGGAAAAGAAGCAGAGGAACTGCTGGACCAGATCGTCGAGAGAAAAAACCGGTTAAGAGAAGACTACCGCCAGTTTTTCAGTGACCTTCTCACCGAGAGGACCGGAAAGAAACAAGTGTTCGTCTGGGCGGACGAGGCTGCAGAGCATATGAAACAGCCCCTGACGGCAGTAACACACAGCCCGGAAACCCTGCAAAAGATGAACATGGCCGAGCTCAAGCAATTGGCCAAGCAAAAGCAGATCCCATACTACAACAACATGAATAAGACCCAGCTGGTAACAGCCATATCGGACCCGGTAAAGGCACCGGAAATGAGTGCCCAGGTAAGGAACAGGCTGCTGGCCAACGAGGCAGCCAGGAAAGCAGCAGCGAGGGCACCGGTGCCACAGAAGGCCAAAGAGATCATATCTGCAGATGATGTGTTCCAGGATGCGTCGATTATTCCGGATAAAAGGCTGGGAGTTCCAGTCAGAAGTGACAAGGGCAGTGTTGAAGGCCTTAATTTGACGGCCAGGAGAATGCGCATATTAGACGACGCAAGCGGTACCGAATACGAGGTATACGAGATATCCGGAAAGCTCACCAGGGAAACATGGTCCAGGACATGGGACAAAATGAAGCCAATAGGAGAAACTGGAGAACTGGAATTCGAGCTCGCGGACGATGCTAAAAAGCTCTTTGCTTCCAAGGCGGACCTCGGAGCTTCCATCCGGACCATGAAGGTAACTGATGGAGAAACCACATTCGAGCTTTATATCGACGGCCAGACAAGGAGATACAATGGCTGGCGTGGTTTTTTCAGATTGAGAACTCCGGTAACCTCAAACGGAGCTGCGGACGCTGCGAATATGAGAAACATGCTGCAGAAACTGGAGCTTGATGATCTTTTATTGAAACCAGACAGCGAGGCAGAGATGATCCTCAAAAAAAGCCGCCTTGTATGGCAACACGCTCCTCACCGTATCCAGGAATTAGATGGTTTGACGCCAGAGCAAATACCGGTTAAACTGGATATGATATTAAGGCAAGAAGGAATAGACCCGAAGCGTATAAATAACATGAAGCTGGTAAAAGTCTTTGACGGATATTCAACATACGTCGAAGAGGGCATCGTGGAGGCATACAAGAAGGAAGGCTTGAAATACGTCTGGACCGGAGTTCCGGATGGAGACGATATCGTAAAGATTATTCAGAGCCCAGGCCTGATGTCAAATAACAACCGTTTCAGAGCAGGAATGAGGCGCACAGGAGCAAGCCCGGTAGAAGACTTCAGGACCGGCGGCAGCGATAATGTATTTACCAGGTTAGGCGTCAAGAGCAAAAGCAACCCAAGGTTTGACGACTGCTACCGCGGGAACCGGTACCGCATTCTCATTGATCCCAAAGTCATGGAAAGAACAGACTGGTACGCATACGAGGGAGACTCCTTCGGGAGCTCGGATCCGTCGGCCATGGCCGGCAGAGTCTCACCGGTGGAATTCATCAAGCGAATGGCCACAAGCTACCGGTACGGCAATGAAATCATGTTCAGGCACGGCATAGCAAAGGAGACATTCATCGGAATATCGTGCCAGAGCAATGCCCTGCGAGCAGAACTCCTGGAGAAGTTCAAACAGGCGCACATTACTGCAGTAAACGGGATACCGATAGAAGATTTTGTAAAGGTGGGATCTACGATATGATAGACCAAAGAGCAGTATACGTCTTCAAGCCACCGGGAGAAAGAGATTTCACCGGGATAGCGCTGGATGTTCACATTCACAAAGAGGCCCTCCGGTTCTTTGACACCAACAGAGGACACGAGCTGCCGGGCAAGGTAACCCAGGAGACCGACAACGGTTTTACATTCACATCAACGGGAATCATCCAGGGAGAATGGCAGTTCAAAGTTCTGGGGATCGGAGAGTTTAAGCGGAAATACTTCAAGCTGGTCGAAGGCGGGCAAGCGCTGGCGGCCAAGCTGCAAACAACAGAGGACCTCCATCAATGGTATCGGAGGGAATTCAAGATTTAAAAAAAGACTGGGGAGAGATCCCCGTCTTTTTGCGTTTTTGGAAGGAGGTAGATAACGATGGCCAAGTTCAGCGACCTGGTGAGCATCAAGAAGGACCAGCAGAAACCGGCCACGCCGGCGAAATCCACATCGGGAGTGATAAAAGGTCGCTTCAAGATCCAGAAATCAGACGACGACAAAATGCTGGCATTTGGCTGGGCCAATGTAGCGGTTACAGCCGGCGGCCAACAGATAGAAGACTACCACGAGGACATGATCGACACGGAAGAGCTGGAGCAGGCCGCGTATAATTTCGTGGAGCTTTACCGGGAAGGCGGAGAGCAGCACGAGCGCGGAGGAGTGGCCGTGCTCATTGAAAGCATGGTATTCACCAAAGAAAAGATGCAGCTTCTGAACATTCCGGAAGGGATGCTGCCTGAAGGATGGTGGATAGGCTTCAAGGTATTAGATCAGGATGTCTGGGACAAGGTCAAGGATGGCACATATCCGATGTTCAGCATTGAAGGAGAGGCCGTCCGTGAGGAAATCACCGAAGAGGAATAACAGAATAACGGTAAATCAAGAAGCGGCGAGCAATCGTCGTTTTTTGTTTTATAAAAATCAAGCCGGGAAAGGAGGAGAGACGCGGAAATGGCATTCAAATTGAAGGACTTAAAAATCACCAAGGTGGATTTTGTAGAGGCCGGAGCAAACCCAGAGGCAAACATCCTGCTCTTTAAGAGCAAAGACGGCGCTCCGGGAGCAAAATCTTCCGAACCCTCTGCAGCGAAAGGAGGTGAGAAAAGCGAGAGCCCAGTCAAGAAATTTTTCTCTGCTATTGCAAAGGCTCTGGGCATAGCTGAAGACGAGCACGTCGGTGAAGCACTCGAACAGATCGCCAAAGGTTACGAAGCTGCCACATTCGGAGAAAAGATGGACGAGCAGAAGCGCAGGAGAGTAACCAGTGAGATCTGGGACGTTTGCTACGCCTTGGAGGAAAGCCTGTGCTCCATTATCTGCGATGATGAAGTGCCGGAAGAGGATAAACCCGGCATGATGGAGCAGAGCCTGAACGAGTTCGCAGAGGCTGTGAAAGAGCTGATCCCGACATGGGCGCAGGGAAAAACCACAAACAAAATCGCCAAGAACGAGCAGCCCATCACCCCCGCAAGGCTTGAATTAGCCAAGGCGGCCAAGGAAAAGCTGGAGGCTATCATAGCCAAAGGGGAAAAGGATCCGGAAAAAGATCCGGAGACAGATCCTGAAGACACATCTGTTCAGGACGGATGCAAGAAACCAAAAACACAAAAAACGAAAGGAGACATGGAGGACATGAAAATCGATAAGAGCAAACTGACACCCGAAGAGCTCGCGATGCTTGAGGCCATCGAAAAGAAGGCCGGCATTCCGGACGAGCCCAAAAATGATCCTAATCCCGCCGCACCTGCAGCAACCGACGTAAACAAGAGCGCAGGCCAGGCTGGGGATAACCAGAACACCGGAGTAGAGGAAGACATCTACAAGGGACTTCATCCTGCAGTAAAAGCAGAGCTTGAAAGACTTCGCAAGGCAGCAGATCAGGCGGAGGAAAAAGAGCTGGCCGAGATAGCCAAGAAGTATGAGATCATCGGCAAGAAGCCCGAGGAGCTGATACCTCTCTTCAAGAGCCTGAAGAAATCCGGCGGCAATGCTTATGAGCAGATGATTGCCATACTCGACGCCAGCGTGGAAGCTGTGGAGAAGTCAGGAGTTTTCTCCGAGATAGGCAAGAAAGGCGGCACTGGCACCGTTGACGCATGGGTAGCCATCGAGAAGCACGCCGACGAGATCCAGAAATCCATGCCTAACTTGACGAGAGCTCAAGCAATCGACAAGGCATGCCAGCTTCACCCCGAACTCGTACATGAGTACGAAAAAAACAGATAAGGAGGAATGAACATGTTTATCAGCACAGGAATCAATGATAGCCCGGTAATCACCGGAAGGGCAGCATTGCAAATGGCAAATGCAGCGTTCCATGCTGCAAAATTTGACGTCAACGGTAACATTGCACCTGCAGCAGCAGGCGAAAATGCAATCGGCCTGTTCATTGCAACAACGCCGGAACTCGTAAATGCAGGCGATGATGTGACCGTTCAGATCAAGGACATCGGCCTCTGGGTAACCGGAGATGCCGTAGCAGCAGGTGCAGAGCTTACTTCCAATGCAAACGGTGCAGCAGTAACTGCCGCACAGGGAGACTATGTCACCGCGATTGCACTCGAAGCCGCCACTGCTGCAGGCCAGGTAATCAAAGTACAAATTGTTAAGTCAGGTAAAATGCCGGCTTAAAACCAACAGGAAAGGAGAATAGCAGACCATGAAAGGAACAAGCATATCTAACATTCAGGTACAGATCGCTAAAGGCTGGAGACCTAATAACTACCTGACAAACATGTCCATGGCTTTCTTCCAGGAGGAAGGAGACTTTGTGGCACCCTCAATTTTCCCAGTTTGTCCTGTAGCATTGAGCTCCAGCTATTACTACACATTCAGCAAGGCTGACCTTGCGAGAGACAACGTGCAGAGGAAACCTGCATTCGGAAAGGTTCAGCCTGCACTGATGGGACAGACAGACAACACCTACAAGTGCGAAGTGGACCAGGTAATCGTCGGTATCGACCAGATCGACGCTTTGAACTACCAGAGAGCAAAGGCTCCCGGCGTAGCAGATCCGAGAAGAGCAAAAGTCAGATTTGTCACCGAGCAGCTGAAGCTCCACCTGGATCTCATCTTTGCTGCAAACTTTTTCAACCCGCTGGCATGGCAGAACGTATGGACCGGCGTAGCAGCTAACCCCGGTGCTAACCAGTTCCTGAAATTCAATGATGCCAACTTCGACCCTGTAAACTTCTTTGATGCCAGAATTAAGGACATCAAGCAGGCAGGACGTAGAAGACCCAACAGGCTGGCCCTTGGCGTTGACGCTTACAACGCATTAAAGAACCATCCTGACATCGTCGAAAGGGTAAAATACACCGGCAGCACCGCCAACCCTGCAATCGTAACACCTCAAGCTCTGGCTGCGATCCTGCAGATCGAGGAAGTAAAGGTTCTCGAAAGCACCTACAACAGAGGCGGCATCGGCCAGGAAGATATGCAGTTTGTATGCGCAACCGACGGAGCGCTTCTCTGCTACGCAACCGACAATCCTTCCATTGACGAGCCCAGCGCAGGTTACATCTTCACCTGGGATATGCTCGGTAACGGTCAGTACATCGCAATTGACCAGTACGAAGGCGAAAAAGGCACCCATGCAGAGTTCATCGAAGGCTTGATGGCCACCGACATGAAGAAGACCTGCGACGATCTGGCAATCTACTTCGACCAGTGCGTATAAGAGAAGGAGGGGCACAGATGAACGGTAACAGTTACGGTTACATTTGCAAGAAAGCGTGTGTACTTGGAGGCGTCGCCTATTCTGAAGGCGACGCTATTCCTGCTGATGCCGTTCTTCCGAGCCGCGAAAAGGTCTTAATCAAGCAAGGGCTTATAGTTCCGGCCGTAAATGTTGACGTGCTACTGGAGGAAAACAAGTTCTTAAGAGCGAAGGTAGCCGAGCTTCAAAATACCTCCGGACAAGCCACAGAATCGCCCAGGAACGACGAAAAGGAACCGGGTAATATAATCATACCTATAACGGCAAAAGGCGGCCTAATTGAGCTCGAAATGAAGCCAGAGGACATAATAAAAGCCATTGCTACCCTGCAGCTTAATGCAGAAGAGGCTGCCAAGGCGGTGGGCGAAATCGACAAAGAGGAAGTCCTCATACTGATTGATGCGCTTGATTATAGAAAAACGGTCAAGACAGCAATCCTGGAAAGGGTGGAGCAAATAGAGACCAGCGGAGAGGAAGAGCAGGGCGACACCAAGGAGGATAAGGGTCAGGGTGATGCATAATGGCAGAGAGAAGCTATACCTACGACCCAACAAAGATCAAGGAAAAAGGCAAAGACAGGATGCGCTTTGAACTTGGCGACACCATGGTAGAGGGTGGAGCTGAAACGGCAGCTCTCTCCGACGAGGAAATCAATGCCGTTTTGGAAATGTACCCGAACAAATGGAAAAAAGCCAAGCTGGCGCTCGTTGAAAGCATATGCCGGAGGTTTTCATATGAGGTAGACACCGACGTCGGGCCTCTTTCCCTGGGCCTACAGGCCCGCGTAGAAGTATGGCGAGAGATGTACAAGGAGCTCAAGGCCGAATTAAACTATTCCGTGCCAAGTGCAAATCCGGCCGCGATAGGCGGCGACGCTTACTTTTACAAAGGAATGATGGATAACCCGGCAGCAGGACGAAAGGAGGGCACGGGGACATGTATCTCAGGCCAGGGAACCTTTACAAAGACTTCACCGTAGAGAAAAAGGACAGGACCGTGAGCTCACGCGGTAGAGCAAAGAGCGGATACAGCGACGATGGAGTGACAATAAGAGGTATCCTGGCCGAGGCTAAACCCCAGGAAAAGGAGCGATGGCGGCAGCTCCAGCATCCCATAAGTCATACGATAGTCCAAAGAGGTAAGCCCAAGGCGGATCCGGAAGACCGCCTGATTTTTGGAGACAGAATATTCTTCGTCCAGGGAGTAGATGAACCGGGCGCCTTGGGACTTTGGACCATTTACTATGTGGAGGAACGCTTCGATGGCTATGAATATCAAGATTAAGCCGGAGATAGACAAAATCGTGGACCAAATAAACTTCGAAGCGAAGTCCAGAGCTTTCAGGGCCGCCAATGAGCTCCGAAATGCAGCGCTCAATGTCCTGCGTGGCAAAAGGTCCGGCCGCGTTTACAAAAAGCCTTTTTCAAGCAGCAAATACACAGCGTCGGCGCCAGGGGAACCACCTGCAGTAAGGACCGGAAACCTGCGCATGAGCTGGAAACCAAGGACAGGATCAGAAATAGCGGGCAGCAACCTGACGGTAAGGCCTGCAATTGTCACGGACGTAAAATATGCACCGATCCTCGAAGAGGGATACGACGGTGAGGTCCAAAAGACCATGAAGCTGAAAAAAGGCGGTACCAAAACGATAAACTACCACCTGACTATCGAACCGCGTCCATTCGAGGAACCGATAATCGAGGCTGCAAAGCCGAAGATTAAGCAAATCTACAGCGAGCCATATCTCAAATAAATTCAGGGAAGGAGGGAAGCCATGCCGTTAATTAAAGACACAATCAATATAGTGTTTGATGAAGCCAGCGTGCATAAAGGAGATTTAATCAGAGCGAAGCATGAGACATGGGATGAATCCAGGAATGGAATTATAACGGCGGTGAGCGATAAAAAGCTGACCGTTTTATTTTTGCCAGGCCTGGGGAACGTAACAAACTATTTCACGATACTTGCTTCAGAGGTAGCTGCCGGCAAATGGGAGATCAAATGGACCACGGATATGGAGACCATCAATTCTGAAGGCACGGCAGGCGAATGACAATGACGCTGGAGGATTTGATTTATAACCGACTTATAGCCAGCCAGGACCTAACGGACAAGCTGTCCAAGTTCAACAAACTGCCGGCAATTTTCTACCAGGCAGCTCCCGGGGACCAGGAGGAAGGCTGGAAAGGGAAAAAGCAGTATCCGCGGATTGATTTCGTGGTAGACATGCAGGCCAACCCGGAAAGGCAAAGCTCCGGATTAATGACGCTCAACATATGGTGTGACGAGGCCGGAACTCCTCCGGAAGAAATAGAGCCGGAAGTGCGCGCTGTTTTATGCGACGTATTCATGCAGCCGGCAGAACAGCCTCCGTATTGCCTGGCCTGGGTAAGGTCCGACAGCTTCGAAGTAAGCAGCAACACGCTAAAAGGATCCCATGTAAACGGCATTACTATTCTTTTTGACGTGCTGGCTTTTCCCTGCCAAGAAACCACAGACCCGGATCCCATCATGGCCATGAACGAGTTCATCAAGGAATGGGAGCCGGCCGCTATATTGATAGGCCGGGACAAGATCCAGGACTACTTCACAGCAGCGAACGACAGACCTGCTTTTTATTTCAGGCTTGCAACTCTGGAAACGGCCGAGGAAACAAATACAGTGGTCTGGATGCACGGGAGCATAGCTGGCCATATATTCGCACCAACTGCGGAAGCAAGACTGCAATGGCTGAAATACCTCGTAGACACGCTGGCATACCATGGAGAGGTTACAATGCTGGACACATCTCCTATGTTCATACGGAGCATTAAAGCCGACAGCGCGGCCAATTACCTCATTACCGGCCAGCTTCGAATAAATGTGCGGTTTGGCATACTCCGCAGGCCAAAATACTCGCATGTGCTGGCAAGGACCAATATCCCGCGCGAGAAGCTGGAGGAAAAGGTAAAGGTCAGCGTAGCACCGCAGCCAACCGCAGGATATACGGTCGAATACAAGCTCGCGGGAACAGACTATGAGGAATAGGAGGTTACTCTATGGCTGAAAAAAGCGAAAACACCAAGAAGACCAGCTCCGTGGAACAGACAATCCAGGAGCCCGAATACACGGCCGAAGAGCTCGCTGCAGCATCGGAAAAAGTGTTCGGTAAAAAGGTCATGCCTGAATGCGTAATAGCTGCCTTCCGCGTGGCGGGCATTACAAAGGCCACGAAAACACAGGCAGCAAAAATAGTAAAAGATTTCATGACGAAGGAGGTCAAGTAACATGGCAGGAGTTTTCACGATAGGTGAAAAGAAAGTCCGCCCTGGTGTCTATACCAGATATGAGAACGCCGGCGGAGTATCGCTGGCCGGAGCAGTAAACGGTATAGGCGCAGTAGTTATCAGGGCAAACTGGGGACCGCTTAACAAGCTCGTAGAACTTGACAGCCCCAGTGCGGCAGCTTCCATCTTTGGAACAGAGCTCACCGTAGATGCAATCACAGAGATGTTCAACGGAGGCTGCAGCAAAGTAAAAGCAGTAAGAGCAGGAACCGGAGGAACCGCCGCAACAATAACCCTGAAAGACAGCGCTTCAGCTGACGTGGTGAAGATCACCGCAAAATACGTCGGCAACCGTCCGTTCAATGTAACCATCAGGGACAGCCTTCTGAACGATGACAAGCGCGAATGCATCATCTATTCAGGGACCACAGAGTTTGAGAAGGTGGAATTTGCGAAAGGGTCAACCGGATCAGGAGAGCCGGCAGCTCTCGTGGCAGCATTCGCAAACAGCCAGAACTTCACGGCAGAAAAGCTCGCCGATGGAAGCAAATTGCTGGCAGCAGTAGCCCAATCAGCAATGACGGCCGGAACCAACCCGACCGTAACCAATGCCGAATACAGCGCAGCGCTTAATGTCCTGGAAGCAGGCAAGTGGAATGTGCTATGTGTAGACACCGAGGATACGGCCGTTCATGCACTGGTTCAGTCCTTCATCCAGAGGATCTACCTGGCCGGCGCCACACCGATGGCCTGCTTGGCAGAGACAAAGAGCGTGGACCTTGAAACCAGGATGAACCATGCTGCAGCTTTCAACGACGAGAAAATAGTCTACGTCTTGAACCCGGCATATGACGCCAGCGGAAACCTGTATGACGGATACAAGCTGGCAGCCAGGATCGGCGGCATGATAGCAGCTGTAGCTGCCAACACCAGCCTGACCCACACCGTGGTAAACGGTTTTGTTTCCCTTGCAGAGGCGCTGACAAATAGCCAGATTGAGAAGGCACTGCAGAAGGGCTGCATCGTTCTCACAGTGAACGCAAGCGACCAGATCTGGATTGAGAGTGCCATCAATACCCTGGTAACTCCAAGCGGCAACCAGGATGAAGGCTGGAAGAAAATCCGCAGGACCAAGACCAGGTTTGAGCTCATCGAAAGAGTAGTAGCAACGACCGACCCGCTGATCGGCAAGATAAACAACGACAGTGATGGAAGAGCAACCTTCATCGCTGCAGCCCAGGGCGTCGTAAACGCCATGATCGGTGAGAAGAAACTGCTCGACGGTACCGTTTACGAGGATCCGCTCAATCCGCCTGCAGGAGACAGCGCATGGTTCGTAATTGCTGTTGATGATATCGACAGCATAGAAAAGGCATATCTGACATTCAAGTTCAGATTTTCGCCTGAATCTTAAGGGAGGAGGATAAGGCATGTTAAATAACAGAGCACCGATTGACGCCAGGAAAGTATTGACCGGGAAAGACGGCGCACTTTACAACGACGAGGGCGTCATGCTGGCCACCGTTGAAATATTCCAGACCCAGGTCAATGTGACAAATGCAAAATACCAGCCGCTGGGAGACGCACAAGAGCATGAAGTATTCCAGGCTTATGGCGTAACCTTAACCTTCACAGAAGTAGTAATTGCAGATGAACGCTTCATCCAGGAGCTATTCGAAGGAATGAAGACCGGAGTAATGCCGGCTTGGAATTTCCAAGGCGTGGTGAAGGGACGCAATGGAAGCGAACAGCGCATGATTTACAGACAATGCGTACCAAGCGGCACAATCGACCTGCAGAACCTTTCCGTGGGAGATACCATCAAGAGAGCTTGGAGCCTCTTTGTCAACGATCCTCCGGAATTGCAGAGCTTGTTAACCGCCTAATACGCAATGGAAGCGTGCAGGCATATAACCAAATATCGAAGGCCGTCCTGCACACCAAGGGCGGCCAATTTTTTAATTTAAGGAGGTTATCATATCATGGCAAACGATAAAATTGAAAAGGCCAAAATCGAAGAGATCGAGCTTACTGAAGAGGAGAACAGAGGTCAGTTAAGGACATACGAGGACGACATCCTCAAAGGATTGCTGGCAGCTGCAAACTTCAAGGCCGAGGAAGACAACATTCATCCCATCGAGATAGCAAGAAACGGCGTGGTTCTCTTTACCTTCCGCATCCGTCCTTTGAGCGAGGAAGAGTACCAGGCCTGCAAAGAGAAGTACACCAAATACGTCAGGAACAAACAGCTCGGAATTAAATTCCCTGAACACACCGACACCGTAAGGTACAGAAGCGCCCTGATTTATCAGGCAACTGTAGACGAGGATAGGGCAAAGATCTGGGACAACAAGAATGCGTGGAAGGCCCTCAATGTGCTCAACGGCGTCGACCTCATCGACAAAACCCTGCTTGCAGGAGAAAAGGATGCTGTGCTTGAGCTCATCGATAAAATCAGTGGTTATTCAGTCACAGCAGAGGAAACGATAAAAAACTAATAAAGGCCGGAGGAATGGCCACCCTGCTCCATCACATATTCCAGCGGATGGGCATTCCTCCGGACGAGGTTATGGCCAAACCGCCAGGAGTGAGAGCTTTCATGTTAACCTCCATGCGCGTGCAGCTTGAGGAAGAAAATAACGAAAGAGAGGAGGATTGATGGATGGCAGCCGAAACATTTCGCATTGAAATACCTATCCATGTCGAGGATAAAACAGATCCCGGCATTTCCCAGGCGACGCAGAAGATAAATGGCTTTGACAAGGCCAACCAGAAAACGCAGGAACGGCTGAATCAAATGAACCGGACAAAATACCAGGTCGTCCTCGATGCACTGGATAGGGCGTCGAGCGTTGTCGGAAAGGTTTCATCAAAAGCACGCAGCATAGCGGGGAAGACATTCAGCTTTACGATGAAAGTAATTGACCTGGCCACGGCACCATTAAGAGGACTGTGGAATTTTGTAACATCTATCCAAGGTGCTATCCTTGGAGCAACTGGTGCGTTTGCCGGAATTTATAAACCGATGGAGATCGCCGGAGACTTTGAACAGACGCAGATCGCATTCGAAACCATGCTAAAAAGCGCCGAAAAAGCGGAGAAATTCCTAAAAGAAGCGTCGCAATTTGCCAACAAAACACCGTTTGAGTTTCCGGAGCTAATTAACAGTAGTAAACTGATGCTGGCATTCGGATTTGAGGCAGATAAGGTACTCGACATATTGAAAGTTATCGGCGATACGGCCAGCGGCCTGGGAGCTGGTTCTGAAGGAATAGACCGTATAACGAGAGCACTCGGCCAGATGAGAGCAAAAGGACGAGCACAGGCAGAGGAACTCCTGCAGCTTCAGGAGCTTGGTGTACCAGCCAACCAAATACTGCAGGAAGAGCTCGGCCTAACCGGAGAACAGATCGCAAACATCGGTAAAGAGAGTATAGAGGCCTCGAAGGTAATAGACGCATTGCTGCGAGGCATGGAAAAGCGCTTCGGTGGAATGATGGCCAACCAATCCAGGACGGCCAAGGGCATGATTTCAACCCTGAAAGACACGCTTCAAAACTCCCTGTTAAGGCAATGGGGAGAAGGCCTATGGGCAGGAATTAAGCCAGGCCTTGAAAGGCTTACAAACTGGATAGATGAAAATCAGGATACCATCGCCGAATGGGGAGAGGCCTGGAAAAAGGCCGGAGAAAATATCTCCAAATGGGTAATGGCAAGAGTGGAAGACTTAAGAAGCAGCATACAGCGCATGACGAACTCACAGGAGTGGAAGGACGCTCAAACCTTTGGAGCCAAGCTGAAGGTAGCCTGGAACCAGATAATAGCGCAGCCGTTCAACGAATGGTGGAATTCAACCGGTAAAGCCTGGCTTGCAGATAAAGCCAGCAAAATCGGTGAAGGAATAGGAACTGCGCTCTCCGCTGGATTGCTGGCCATACTCGGAATAGACGCAAAAGGCGCCGTAGAGGACGGAACCAGCATAGGAGCTTCATTCGCTGAAGGCTTCCAAAAAGGATTTGACGGCAAGAAGGTAGGCGAGGCACTCCTAAATGCCATAAAGGGCGTATTCAAAGACGCAGGAACGCTGCTCCCAGGAGGAGAGGAACCAACCAGTACATCCTGGCTGTCGGCCGGAGCAATAGCACTGGCGCTTCAAAAACTCGGAATTTTCAAGCTGATCGGCAAAGGCGGCAAGGGATTAATTAACCTTTTTGGTAAAGGCAGTAAGAGCGGAACACCTGATACCACAGGCATACCGTCAGCCTACTCAACCGACACCATGTATGTAACAGCCTCCATAGTTTACGTTTACGGAAAGACAATCCAAGGCCCAGGAGGAGGATCCCCGACGGGCGGCGGTTCACCGTTAGGAGGTTATCCTTCGCTGCCAACAGTAACCAAGCCGCCGGCATTACCACCGGCAGGAGGAATACCGTTAGCACTTCCGGGAGCTGCAGGAGCAGCAGGAAAGGCTTTAAACACTGTGCAGCTGGCCAACGGAACATATGTGGTCACCGGTGGAGCATTAGCAACCGGCCTGGCCAAGACAGGAGTAGCACTCGGTAGCGGAGCAACAACTGCCGGCGGAGCCATAGCAGCCGGAGCTTCAAGCGTTCTGGGAGGTGCGCTCGGCATTGCCGGGCTTGGAGCCGGAGCAATAGACATATACCAGGGCACCAAGAAGACCGGTAAAGATGCCAAGGATGAATACTTCCAGGGCGGAACCAAGATAGGCATGGTAGGCGCAGGCGCCGGCATAGGAGCTGCAATAGGCTCGGTAGTACCGGTAGTAGGAACCGGCGTAGGAGCTCTTGTAGGAGCTGGAATCGGCGGCGTGGCCGCACTCTTTACCGGAGACAAAGCCGGTAAAGCCTTATCTGACGCAACGGACAAAGAAGGAGCTCTAACAAAGTTCTGGGAGAATACCAAGCAGTGGGCAAGTAACACATGGGACTCCATCAAGACCGGAGCTTCAAACGCTGGATCCTGGGTAGCCGAGAAGTGGAATGCGGCCGGAGACTGGATCAGCAACAAATGGAGCGACTTCAGTAACTGGTTTGACACTTCGGTATGGACTCCGGTAAAAGACGTCGGAATATCGGCCATAAACATAGCAGCCGGCGCATGGAGCGAAGTCAGAGACTGGGTAGGCGAGAAATGGAGCGATTTCTCCGCATGGTTCGATGAGAGCGTGTGGACCCCGGTAAAAGACGCAGCGCAAACTGCAGGTGAATGGGTAGGCCAGAGATGGGATGAGGCCAGGACATGGATCGGAGATAGATGGTCTGATTTTTCATCATGGTTTGATGAATCTATATGGACCCCGGTAAGCAATGCAGCACAGACAGCCGGCCAATGGGTAAGCGACCGCTGGAACGAAGCAAGAACATGGATAGGCGAGCGCTGGTCCGACTTTTCAACATGGTTTGAAGAGAGTATATGGACCCCGGTCAAAACAGGAGCCCAGGCGGCAGGCCAGTGGATAAGCGAAAGATGGAGCGAGGCCAAGAACTGGGTAAGTGAGACATGGGGAACCGTAAGCGCCTGGTTTGATGAAACGGTATGGCAGCCGGTGAAAAGCGCAGCACAGACAGCAGGAGCATGGCTGGGAGATCAGTTCACAGCGGCAAAGAACGCCATAAGCGAAGCATGGTCTGGAGTATCCGACTGGTTCTCGAATAACGTATGGGAGCCCATCAAGAACGGAGCGACCAAGGCATGGGAATGGGTAGGTGATAAACTCGGCGGCATCGGTGAATGGATCGGTGACAAGTGGCAGAGCTTCAAAGATTGGCTCGGAGGCCTGGGTCAAAAAGGATCGAAAGAAACCGGCCTGACGACCAGCCAGGGCAAAGGCAGCGTCCTCGAACATGCATACGGCGGCATTATGACAAAGCCGCACATGGGCATCGTGGCCGAGGACGGAGCTGAAGGAATTATCCCGTTAAGCCCAAGCAAGAGACAAAGAGGCCTTGATTTATGGCAGCGGACCGGTGAGCTTCTCGGCGTAAGAGCCTATGAAGACGGCGGAATCGTAGGAGAGGAACCGGACGAAATTCCGGTAGCCTCCGCAACCGGAAGGGCCGGCCAGAACATCACCATCAAGGTAGAAGTCAAGGCAGAGCCTAAATTCACGATCGAAGGCTCCGGAGACACCACAGACGAAAACAAGGTGCTGGCTGTCCTGAAGGCCTACATCCGCGAAATGACCGACGACATAGGAGACGAGCTGGCAGAGAGACTGGCCCGCATATTCGCAAATATGCCGGTGAAAGGAGGAGCTGAAGCGTAATGGACATATACCTCACTGAAATAGCAACTGGAGCAAGGCTGGCGCTTTCCATGCTCCCCGAAAAGGCAAAGCAAAAAGGCGATACCGCATTTCAGGTTTATGACATTATAAACGTCGGGGAGGTAAGGATCCCACGAGGGACCAACCTTTTAACTTTCTCGTGGAGTGGTACCCTCCCCGGTAAAAGCCGAAGGAACGCCAGCTATGTAAAATCGCAATACTGGCAAAACCCAAAGAGTATCATAAACACCTGGGAAAGATGGCGTAAAGAAGGCACCAAAATACGGCTCATGGTTACAGAGACCACAATAAATCACGACGTATACCTGGACAGCTATACTGCAGAGCCGACCGGAGGAAACGGTGACTACGAGTATTCAATCAGCTTCATTGAGGCCAAACCTATAGAGGTTTACACGGTAAATGAGCTGAACATCAAGCCGAAAACGCAGACCAATAAGACGAGTGCATCAACCAGGCCACCGGCAGCGAAAGCAGCGGCCAAGACTTATACCGTAAAGAGTGGAGATAGCCTCTGGACGATTGCACAGGCAACGCTCGGCAAGGGCGGGAGGTATATGGAGATCTACAACCTGAACAAGGACAAGATAAAGAACCCAAATGTCATATACCCCGGACAAGTCCTAACGCTGCCGAGTTAGGAGGTGAGCGGCCACGATAGATATCAGCAAAATCAAATACCGGGTGATACTGGTCACGTCTGCAGGAAAGCAGATCGAGGTCACCCAGGCCTCCGAAAGTATCGGCTGGGAAGAAGGCGACGCAGAGTTGGCCATGAGAATCGCCTTATCGCTTCACAACATCACATACGAAGGTAAAAAGCTCTCCAGCATTGCACAACCAGGATGCATAGTAGTCATTATTGCAGACTGGGGAACCGGCAGCGACGAGGTCGCCAGAGGAACAATCGTGGAGTGGGAACCCGGAGAAATCGGGAGCACGGCCACGATTTTTGACATTATGGCTTATGATGAGCTCTTCAACCTTCAGCAGAGCCAGGACAACCGGTATTATGCAGCCGGCACAGGAACCAAATCGGCCATCATGGGGATATTCAACGACTGGGGAGTACCCGTAGAGAAATACGATGGCCCGGACGTAGCGCATGCAAAGACGCCTTTCAAAAATGAGTATTTGAGCAACATTCTCCTGCAGCTGCTGGATGATGCAGCGAAGAAAGGTGCTCCAAAATGCATTATCCGGGCCACAAAAGGCAAGGTAAGCGTACTGCCAAAGGGGAGCAACAAGACCATATACCACTTTGATGAGGACACAAACGCAACGCTGGTCAGGGATAAGATCAGCACCGTGGATCTTGTCACCAGGGTAAAGGTGGTAGGCAAGGAAGACAGCGAAGGAAGGCAGCCGGTAGAGGCCGTTCTCGATGGCCAAACCCAGTACGGTATACGCCAGAGGATCTACAACAGGTCCGAAGACGACACGCTGGCCACAGCGAAATCAGCAGCTCAAGAAATGCTGGACGAGCAAGGTAAACCGGCCAGGACGATAGTTCTCGAAGCTCCGGACGTTCCAATGATCCGGAAGGGAGACAAAATCCACGTCAAGGCCGGGACCCTCAACGGATACTACATCATAAAGGCCATAAGGCATGATGCCGGCAGCAGGACCATGAACATGGAGTTGGAGGATGAAGAGGATACAACAACCAAAGCTACTACCACCCAGGCCTCAACAACTGCAGCTGCAGCTTCAAGCTCAAGCTCCGGAGAGTTCAACAAGGGAGATACCGTAATTCTGAACGGACCGGTATACCGCGACAGCTACGGAAACGGTAAAGGGAAGACCTTCACCAACCGAAAATGCACCATCACCATTAAGGTGGACACTTCAAGGCCATGCCCGTATCACCTGGACGCCATCGGCTGGGTAAAGCCAAATACAATAACTAAAACATAGGAGGTGGGAGGATGAAGCCATCATCAGGCAACCCCGGCATAAACAAGCTGGCAAGAGTAATGCAGCAACGCATGCAGGAGGTAAATAAATCCCCCCTCCTGCTTGACTTTGGAGTAATTCAAGACGATTACAGCTTGCTGACTAACACATTCCCGATACCGATACCCAAAACGGACTACCTGGTATGCAGGGATCTAACCCATGACCCAGGCAAACCATTAACCCAAACAAAAACCGGCCAAGGACAGCACCCGCACGGCCCCAGCGGAAGCCATGACCAATACCAGGGCGACGGAACTCACAGCCACCCCAACACAGAGGGAGCTCATGTTCACGATGTTATGGTTCCGGAAAGCATGCGCTGGCTGAAGCCAGGAGACAGGGTCCTGGTGGCCTGGGTACAAAACGACGCCGTAGTCATTGATATTGTACTACCGGCAACAAAGATAGGAGGATGATCGCATGGCAGACAAAAACCTGTTTCCTGTCTTTGACGTTCCAGAGATCAACATAACAACCCCTCCGGAGGAGCAGAAATACAAGCCGAGCGTTTATTTTGATTTCGAGCTTGGAGATTTCAGGCGAGACGGAGCCAATAAGCTGGTAGTGGCCGAAGGAAAGGAAGCATATAAGCAGTGGTGCATTAAAACCGTGCTGACGGAACGCATGGAAAGGCTGGCATACAGCAGCGACATAGGAATCGAGCTGCAGGACGCCTTAAATCAGGCCGACCGGCAGGCGGTAGAATCGGCCCTTGAAAGAACAATTACGGAGGCTCTCATGGTAAACCCCAGGACGGAATACGTCAGGGGTTTTGAATTTACATGGAGCAGCGACAGCCTATATTGCGAGTTCATCGTGAAGGGCAAGGAGTGGGAAGAGCAAAAAATAGGCGTGAATTTTCAAACATAAGGAGGTGGAATGAATGTCAATACCAGAGTTTGTGCCGCCCAGCTTTTTGAATGGCCAGGATGCTGAAACAATTCACAAGCGTATGATGGAAAATCTGCCACCGGACATAGACGATATGGAAAACGGCTTTCCTTGGGATTTCACCAAGCCTACAGCGCTTGAAAAAGCGGAAATGCTGGAATTCCACCTCGTAGAAACCCTGAAGATCATGTTCCCAATGTGGGCCTACGACGAATGGCTGGACTATCATGCAAAAGGACGCGGTCTGACAAGGAAACCGGCAAATGCAGCTTCAGGAGAACTGCTGATAATAGGCATACCAGGAACGACAATACCTGCAGGTTTCAAATTTGCCGCACCGGCCACAGCAGACTCGCCGGCAATTGAGTACGAGACAACAGAGAAATACACTATAGGCGAGGATGGGACCGTTAGAGTTCAGATTACAGCCGTCGAGTCAGGAATCAAAGGGAATGTACCGGCCAATACGGTCACTTTGATGATGATACCAATCAAGGGCATTACATCAGTAACCAACGAAGCAGCAATCACAGGCGGGACCGAAGTAGAGAGCGACGACGAGCTGCGCAATAGGATCATGGAAATTGACGCAGCCAGTGAGGCCAGCTTTGTAGGCAGCGATGGCGATTATAAGCGATGGGCGGAGGAGGTTCCTGGCGTGGGTACCGCGCTGGTAATGCCGGAATGGGCAGGACCAGGAACGGTGAAGGTGGTCGTAATTGACGCCAACGGCCAGCCGGCCAACCAGGCGATTATTACTGCAGTATACAACAACATCATGTCTCCGGACGACAGGCTGCAGAGAAAGGCCCCAATAGGCGCCACGGTCACCGTAGAGGCACCGACGGCCAAGGAGATAAATTATAGCTTCACGCTCGAATTAAAGGCAGGTGAGAACCAGGAAACTGTTCTGGAGCGTTTCAAAGCGCAGCTTCGAACATACTACGTCGAAGCCAAGAAGGAAGGAGTAGTGAGATACAACAGGGTAAGCTCCATTTTAACCAATACAGAAGGAGTGAAAGACTTCACGGGACTGACCATGAACGGAGGTACCGTCAACATCGTGCTTGAGGAGGACGAATACCCGGTAACGGGTACTATTGATCCGGGCGGAGGTGGCGGCGAATGAATTTAGAGAATTTCCCTACCAGCCCTGCGGCCAAAAGGATGATTAAGACCGTATCACCGATTTATGACAAGTCCTATGTAGCAAAGTGGATATTCCAGGTCATGGGCTTGGAGATAGACGAGGCATGGCAGTTCATCGAGGAGCTGCGCCTTCAGGCATTCCCGGAGACGGCCACGTGGGGAATAACATACTGGGAACAACGATACAATATCCCGCCCGATGAAAGCCTATCCATTGAGGAACGCCGGCAGCGCGTAATCATTAAACGAGGGAAGCGCTCTCCAATGAACCCTGCAAGAATTGAACGGATTGTAAGGGACGTGACAGGAAGAGAGGACATGGTAACAGAGCAAAACGGAGAGTACACCTTTTATATCTCCATTTTGCCGGGAGAATCGACGGTAGACTACCAGGAGTTGATAGACACCATAAAAAGCGTGAAACCGTCGCACCTTGCATTTAAAGTGCTCTTCGAAACTGACGTATCAATGACAATCCAGGTAAATAACCAGGCCTATGCATTCGGATATCCGCTCACAGGAACCATACCGGATATAAACACGGTAGGAGGTATAGAGCAAGGGTCAATTTTACCGAGCATTACAGCACAAGGCTCGGTATTTGATTATCAGCTTTGTGGAGAAGGAGAACGTGACCTATAGGAAAGGAGGAAAGCCATGGGATTGCTAACATCGGCAGCGATTGAAGGGTACAAAGAGTATACCAGGAAGACAATCGCATATGCCAGATACAAAGCAGGCGGCAATTATTACAACGCTAAAATTTCTTCGGTTTCCGTTCTTCCGGATGGCAGACTGGCGGTCGATTTCCTGATCGACCACACGGTACCAGGGGACATCAACGTGACGGAGGTTCAGCTTTACGACACGAACAATAACCTCTGGCTTTCAAAGCCGGAAAGTCTGGTCCGAAAGAATGTGCAAGAAGGAATTTTATACAGGTTCACATTCATAATTCAGGAAGGGTAGGTGAAAAGCGTGCATAATCAAACCGAATGGAAGGACCATGTGACCCAGTATCCGAACCGAAGGATCATAACGGACAACGGTGACGGAACAGTCACAGTACAAAAAGCGCAGGGAGAGGTTATCCAGCAGGGAACCCCTCAAAGCGCGACAAACTTCAACAACATGGAGAATGGGATCCAGGAAGGGCATACGGCCTTTCAGGTGTTTCTGCATTACTTCATGCAGTTTGACCGCTGGATCAGGCAGAAGGTAGCGGATTTCGCGACCGAGTTTCTCAATGAGATACAGACCGTAACCCTTACCAACACCCTGAAATTCCCGTTCAACGACAGCGCCTACACCGTTAGTTTAGCGACCACCAGGAAGACCCTAAACTACGATGTGAGCTGGGAAATCGTCAGCGCAAACGGCAATGTCGGGGACATTACCGTGTATGATAAGCAGCTGAACGGTTTCAAGATTGCCTTTGATGGCAGCGCGACAAGCGTCACATTGAAATTAAGGATTAAAGGAGGAATGCTCGTATGAAGGTAATCGAAAAGAACGAAGGCCCGAAAATCGCCTATGAAGTAACCGGGACCAAAATAACCTTTGGAGACGACGAGCTCACGATCAACGTCGCAAAGTACCAAAGAGACTGGCTGGTACACATTGATATCTGCAGCAACAGGGACAAGCAGCTGGTTATAGGCACAGGAGAAGGCCTGTACTATGTAGCGCAGCTTGATATTCCAGAAATCAAATACACAGAGCCGGAGAATGAAGAGGAAACACCAGAGCCACTGCCAATAGACATGGACGAGGTCACATTGACGCTCTGGAGCCTTGAACAACCGGTACCGGCAGAAATATAAAGGAGGACTGACAGATGGCAAATTTTGATTTGGTAAATTTAGCACTTAAAGCGACATGCCCAGGAAATGAAATTATCCTGGATGATAAAGGACTCCCCAGCGTGATGGTCCGCATTCCAAAATTCAAGATTTCAGACGTTATCGACGGCGGAAGCGACAGCACACATCCCGCTTTTATTGTGAATGGCGTCGAAGTTCCGGAAATCTATATTTCTAAATTCCAGAATGTGATCCACAACGGAAGAGCTTACAGCTTACCAGGAGAAGACCCAAAGGCAAGCATCAACTTTGATACAGCAAGGCAGGCCTGTGAAGCAAAAGGACCAGGATGGCACCTCATGACGAACGCCGAATGGGCTGCGATTGCGTTATGGTGCAGAAAAAATAACCTCATGCCCAAGGGAAACAACAACTATGGTAAAGACACGAGCGAAAGCACATATGTGGCTATACCAACATACAAAGACGAGCAAGGCAGAACATGCAGAGTAGCCACTGGCACAGGCCCTGTAACTTGGAGCCACAACGGGGAAGTTACAGGCATCTGGGATTTAAACGGCAATGTATGGGAGTGGATAGGTGGATACAGAACGGTTAATGGAGAAATTCAGATATTGCCAAATAACGATGCTGCTGACGCAGACAACAGCCAAGCTGCAGACAGTACCAAATGGAAGGCAATCCTTCAGGATGGTTCACTTGTCGATCCTGGAACAGCCAACACCTTGAAATGGGATTATACTGCCGCACCGGCTGCTGGCGCAGCATTCAGGCTTAATACCACTGTCGCATACCCTCAAGCTGATGATACCCCTTATGGAGCAAACAGCTTTGCGGCATTGACAACAGCTTCTGGAGTAACAGTCCCAGAGATACTGAAAGCGCTCGCTCTATTTCCTGCGGACACTGGAGACCATGGTGGTGACTATATTTATATGCGCAACAACGGCGAACGCCTCGCGTATCGCGGCGGCAACTGGAGCTACGGTTCGGCGGCCGGTGTGTTCAGTCTGTACGGCTGCTATCCACGCTCGGGCGTCGCCACGGGCATCGGGTTCCGCTCCGCTTTTATTCCGGGAATCTGATATCTGGAACCCTGAATATCTGATCATTAGGGAGCCGCAAGGCTCCCTTTCAATTTTCAAGACGGAGGGATTAGATGGAAGAGCTGAAGATACTGCAGAAGACATACGACATGATCATGTATGGAAACCAGTGTCTTCTGCAATTTCCCAGAGCAGAGCGATATGCACTTGCAGCAGAGATTAAACAGAGCATGTATAAAATTTTGAGGCTTATTATCCAGGCAAACAAGCAGCGAAACAAGAGGCAACTTCAGATGGAAATAGACACTGAGCTGGATGTATTGAGGACTTTTATCAGGCTTGCAGCAGATAAGCAAACCAAATATCTACCTCTCCGAAAGTATGAAATCTGGAGTAAGCAGCTGAATGAAATTGGCAAGATGCTTGGAGGCTGGATCAAGGCAACAAATTAACCAATAACCATCGGGGATAGGTCGTTTAATTTGGGGAGCTCGCGTATCGCGGCGGCAACTGGAACAACGGTTCGGCAGCCGGTGTGTTCAGTCTGAACGGCAACAATCCACGCTCGAACGTCAACACGAACATCGGGTTCCGCTCCGCTCTGCCCCCACACGTCAGAAGCCTGGCGCTCACGTGGCACCAGGACGGAACAGGGGGACAAAGGGATCTATCTCCGTGCCTTTTGAGACAGCAGAGGGCAAAAGATTGAATTGCCGAGAAGACGACCGGTAGGAAACGAAAGCCGCCACGCTCGGCGTAATCAACAATTCGGAGGGAGGTACACTTGGAAACACTACGAAATATTTACCCCACCATTTATGACTTCGAGAACCTCCACAAAGCATACTTAAGCGCCAGAAAGAACAAGCGGTACCGAGGGGATGTACTGGAATTCACAGCAAACCTCGAAGAAAACCTTATCCAGCTGCAAAATGAACTGATTTATAAGACATACCAAGTAGGTAGGTACCGGGAGTTCTATGTTTATGAGCCAAAGAAAAGGCTTATCATGGCCCTGCAGTTCAGGGACCGGGTAGTCCAATGGGCTATATACCGACACCTGAACCCATGGTTTGATAAGCAATTTATATATGACAGCTATGGATGCCGAGAAGGAAAAGGCACCCACCGTGCGGCGGATCGACTTCAATACTGGATGAGACAAGTAAGCAGAAAGGAGGGACGGTATTATTATTTAAAGCTGGACATTTCAAAATACTTCTACAGGGTGGATCATGGAGTTTTAATGAACATCCTCCGAAAGAAAATCGAAGACGAGGACCTACTGGATATACTCGAAAGGATAATCAACTGCGAACATACAGCATTTGGCCTGCCGGCATTTATGGACCCAGAGGATTGTTCAAGGGAGGATAGGCTTTTCGACAAAGGAATGCCTATAGGCAATTTGACCAGCCAGCTGTTTGCAAATATTTATTTAAACGAGCTGGACCAGTATGCAAAGAGGGAACTGCGGCTTCATTACTACATCCGATATATGGACGACATCATTATTTTACACAATGATAAGCAGTACCTCCAGGCGATAAAGGACGACATCGAGAACTTTCTATGGGAACGATTAAAGCTAAACCTAAATAAAAAGACAGCGATCAGGCCAATAAGTCAAGGCATCGAATTTGTAGGCTTCCGGATCTTCCCCACCCATCGCAAACTGAAAAAATCCAGCGTAAAGAAAATGAAAGCCAGGCTGAAGTATGTCAGGTCCGCATACGAACGCGGCAAAATTGACGAGGAAAGCCTGCGGGCAACGGAGGCATCTTATCTCGGAGTAATGAAACATTTCAACAGCTATGGATTACGCAAAGCTCTGGGCTTTGTACCGGAGCAATCAGACGAGGGAAAGAGGTGAAGGATTATCGATGCAAATTGATATGATAGCAGTCTTGGCCTTTATGGGAGTTCCGAGTGCAGTGACAGGATTATGTTTCTGGGCAATCCAGAGGAACATAACAAAGAGGGATGCAAAAAGGGAGGAAATCGATAAGGCCAGAGAAAAAAATGAGCTCTTGCTAATTAAGGGAATAGGTGCTGCAATTGCCCTGGGAGAAGCTACGGCCCGCGCAATAAAGGACGGGAAATGCAATGGAGAGCTCACTGCGGCGCTGGAATATGCCCAGAAGGTAAAGCATGAGCAAAAAGACTTCCTAACAGAGCAAGGTGTAAAAAACATGTATTGAGAGGTGGTGATACATATTGAATAAGGCATACAAAACAAAAGAAGGGTGGACTTTTTCAAAGTGGCTGGCGGTTGTGACGTCAGTTTTTTTCTTTGGAACCGTCGTATTCGCTTTATGGGTATGGTTCAAGCAAGACAGGGTACCCAGCGAAATACTTTCCACAGTGGCTGTTCCGTTTAGCTCGGTAACGGCTTTTTATTTTATTAAAGCCGGATACGAGAACGGAAAGAAAATTGATGGAAGCATTTATGACTTGAACAATGCGCAGACACAACCAATACAACCGACTGAAAATGTCGAAAATCAAAGTTTTTAGGAGGAATTAATCATGAATATCACAAAGAAAAACTCACCGAACAAGTACAATGGCCGTAATGGCTGGAAACCAGACATGATTGTGTGCCACATCACCGAGGGCTCATACGAAGGAGCTGTGAGCTGGCTCTGCAATCCGGATGCCGAAGCATCAGCTCATTTTGTTGTCGCTCAGGATGGCCGCATCACGCAGCTCGTTCCACTAACCGACGGTGCATGGTGCAATGGCACGAGCACAGACCCAAGCAAAAACACATACTACGGCAAGTCATCGCTTGCAGCAGTAAGGGAAAGAAAAACCAATGCCAATTACTACACTGTAAGCATTGAGCATGAGGGAATATGGGCCAAAACAAAAGGTAAGCTCACAGACGCACAGCTGGCAGCAACCATTGAATTAATCGCCTACATTCGCAGCGAAGTGAAACGCATTTATGGTGTGGAAATCCCTCTGGACAGGGAACACATTGTCGGGCATTACCAGATAAACCCGATTACAAAACCGAACTGCCCAGGTGCATTATTCCAGTTTGACGCAATCATATCAGCATTAAAAGGAAACGCACCTTCAGGCAATACAGGAGGTTCCACACTTTACAGGGTACAAGTGGGGGCTTACAGCGTAAAAGACAACGCAGAGAGAACCATGGCGGCACTTAAGGCCAAAGGATACGATACCATGCTTGTAAAGGCAAACAACCTTTACAAAGTACAGATCGGCGCTTATTCAGTGAAATCAAATGCCGACAACATGGCAGCCAAGTTAAAAGCTGACGGCTTCGATACCTTCATTACAACTGAAGGAGGAACGCCGGTATCTGCTGGAAGTGTTTCTTCAGCTCCAACCATTAAGGTAGGCAGCAGAGTCAAAGTCAGAAATGGAGCAAAGACATACACCGGCGGCGGCCTTGCAAGCTTTGTATACAACACAGTGTATGATGTTCAGGAATTAAAAGGCGACCGTGCAGTTATAGGAATCAATGGTCAAGTCACAGCAGCCGTAAGGCTCGAAGACTTGATACTTCAATAAAGAGGAGGAAGTTAAATGAAAGAGATACTCACAACCATAATCCAGGTCGTAGTTATTCCGGCCATTCCGGTACTGGTTACCTACCTGGTGAAATACCTGAAGGCCAAGGCAGATCAGACCACGACCAAGATCAATAACGAGCTCGTCAGGACATATCTTCAGGAAGCAACAGACGCAGTCCTACAGGCCGTCACTTATACGGCCCAGACATATGTCGACACCCTCAAGAAACAGGGCAAATTTGATAAGGAAGCCCAGGAAAAAGCATTTAACACAGCAAAAGACATAGCTCTCAAATTGCTCACGGACGAGGCCAAACAGATGATAGAAGACCTATATGGAGACCTCATGCTCTGGCTTGAAACCAAGATAGAGCAGACCGTGAAAGAGCAAAAGACCTTCGCCGCCATAGGAACGCTGGAGACGTTCCCGGATGAATAACACAAACAAGGACCGCCAGATATTCTTCATATCTGGTGGTCTTTTTTATTGACTATTAACCAACGGCAGTTTATAATGTTCTCAAGTATTGAGAAGGAGGAGTTAACCATGACGAAACAAGAGTTCAAAAATCTCACAAAGCGAGAATTCACCGACAAAGAGTATGAAGCAATAGAAACTGTTTATACATTCCACCCGGCCATAAGCGAGACAGAAGGCAAGAAGCAGATCGCCAGCCTTTATGACACCTTCGGGTTCAGGATAATAGCCGACATGCTGCCGACGGCAATTAAAGCAAAGGAACTCGAGGAACAAATAGCCCGGAAAAAGCACGAGCTGGAAGAGCTCCAGGAAGAGTTTAAAAGATTAAAGAACCCAAACATATAGCAACCGGCGCCTTGATAGGTGCCATGCCCGCAGAGCCTGCCGCCTCCACGCGGCGCGGGTGGATAACCAACCAAGAGCAGGCAAAACAACACAAGGAGGAAAGAACATGGGATACAGAAACGAGTGGTACGGAACCAAGAAGGAACTTATAGAGCTTGTAGAGCGCTGCATCGAAGACATTCAGGTGGATATGGATATTAGAATCAGCACCAGAGACATGCGGAAACTTTTCTGTGAAGCATTCACCAGGAACATAGTGCAGAACGAATTAAGAGAGATGATGGCATACATCATCGATGAAGAGGAGAAAGAAGAAGGCGAACAGAAGTGCAGAGTTTGCGGCTGCACCCAATACAACGCATGCGAAGACGGCTGCTACTGGGTAGAAGAGGATCTGTGTAGCAAGTGCGCAGAAAAGATGAAGGAGGAATAATCGTGGGGAAACCTTACTACGAGCTGGACCAGGAGACCCGGAACATCATCCTGGAGCTCCAAAAGAAATGCATTGAACTGGACCTGGGGAATGTTAGCTTTCATTACTACCCTACCAGGACGAGAATGGAGGAAACAGAGTTTTATTTGACCGAGTACAAAGAATACTGGGAGCTTGTCGTAAAACAGCGATGGGCCAAAACAGCCGACATTTACAGAATTAAAGACGGAGATATTATTTATCAATATTCAGAAAAGGATTGAGAGGAGGAGCGGTGATGACCAACGCAGCGGCAATCGGATATATGATAAAGGCGGCCAAACAGGCCAAGCTGGACAAGAAAACCATTAAGCAGCTGGAGGCCTTAATGTTGGAAGAGATGGACTTTCACACCGAGGAAGAGGCAGAAAAAGAATATTATAGTTTTTAGGGAGGAATGAGGATGAGAAATATAAGAGACAAGATCACCGGCGCATTGTACGGCGTAGCAACAGGGGACGCGTTAGGAGCTCCCCTGGAGTTTATGAGCAAGGAGGAGATCGCCAGGAAGCATGGCCGAGTAACCGAGATGATCGGAGGTGGCTGGCTGAACGTGGTACCAGGAGAGATCACCGACGACACACAAATGACCCTGGCAGTAGCAGAAGGAATTATAGAGGACCCGGACAACCCGATTAAGGCCATCGGTAAAAGGTTTATCGAATGGGCCAGGAGCGGACCGAAGGACATCGGAGGAACCTGCAGCATGAGTATCCGCTGGGCCATCTTCCTGGGCCAAAATGATGCGCCAGACGAAGAGAAATGGTTCGAGGCAAGTAAATATACCTCCAAAGCAAACGGAGGCCGTAGCGGCGGAAATGGAGCGCTTATGCGCACGGTTTACCCAGGTCTTTATTACAAGGATTTGCTGATGGCGGTAGAGACGGCCGGAGCCATAGCACAAATGACACACTGGGATAAAAAATCAACAGAGGCTTGTAATTTATACACGGAAATGATACACTTAATTATCGAATCGGTTAATAAGGAACAGGCCCTGCAGATTATAAGAGACGTGCTCCAGGGAAG